GGATGCCCACACGACCATCTTACAATTAATACCGAAGGTATAGCCAACGCGTTAAATGATGGCCTAGATATCGCTATAATTGATAACTACGACTATGTAGGCTTTTTAGCCAATGATATCATTGAGCCTGATAATTGGCTTGCCAAAAAGCTTGAGGCATTACAAACATACCCCTTTGCAGGAATAGTAGCATCAAGCCTAGGCGAAGCAAGGCGAGGCATAAGCAATGAGCATATAATTTCTAATTGGTTGATTGATATTAAGTTAGTTAAAGAGATTGGCTACTTTAACGAGGCTATGTTCCCCTATGGTCCTATTGATTTGGACTATTGTGAGCGGGCCCATATAGCTAATTTTAATACTTACTATGTGATGGATTGCATGGCCGAGCACAAAGGTGAACATGCAAGTGGCGATGAGTACGGCTACAACAAAGCCGAGCTATTGCAAAAGAATTGGGCATCACATGAAAAGGACATAAGATCATACAGGAACGGAACTAAAAATATTAAACATGACAAGAGAATCGGTAACAAGAAAATTTAAGGACATAGATCAAGATGAAATG